TCTGAAGAACCAGAATCACTAGAGGTTTTGAAACAACATGGATTTTTTACATTACCAGTTGTAGCAATTAATCAAAGTTTTGATTTTGCTTTTTGTGGATTCCAACCAGACAAGCTAAATGATTTATTAAAGTAGGATTTTGAAGGAGGAACTAAATGGATAATTTTGAATTATTGGATATTCCAGAGTTTGATTATATGAATACCAAAAGAGAAGTGTATAAGGTGATTGCGACTTACAAACGAGCAATGAACAAATTATATTTGAATTCGTATCCTAAGATCACACCAAGCTATAGTATAGTTCCTCCATCAAATACAAACCAGTTCCACTCTAGTACGGAAAGAGCTGCATTATATTCAATGGAAAATGGATCTAAGTTTGCTAAGTTCGTTGAATATGTTGATAATGCAGTGAACTCATTGAGTGAGAAATATAGAGTAATTGTCATTCGCTGCTTTTTCAAAAATGAATCTGATACTAAAGTAGGAATGGATTTAAACTACAGTGAATCATCAATACGAGATTTAAGAAGAGAAGCTTTAGAGTTATTTGCATATTCACTTAAAGTAGATAAGTATAAATAAAAATGTATTTTTTAATACAAAACGCTTGTATTTTTTACAATAAAAAGATTGTAGTTTTTTAATTTGCTAAAAAGCTAAAATGTGTATTGTAGAGTTTGTGTATAAAAGAGTAATCTCCCAATTATTAAATCTAACACAACTCTACATACAGAAAACAATTTCAGAAAGCAATACTCTGAAATTGTTTTGTGTATTTAACGCATGAGATACACAACGACGTACATCGACAATCGAACGGAATTGTCAAACCTCCTTTTTATTTTTCCTCTCCACAAATTGTGGAGGGGTTTTTATTTTAAGAAAGAAGGAAACAAGAATGAACTTTGTAGAACCGATTAGAGACAAAGATGATATTCAAGCAATGAAATCTTATTTGAGAGAATGGAATGAACGTAATTATATTTTATTCCTTTTAGGAATTAATTCAGGTTTAAGAATCAGCGACATAATTAAATTGAGAGTGAAAGATGTACAAGGCTGGTATATCAAAACTAAAGAATTAAAAACTGGTAAACCATTAAAACGCAAAATGACTCCAGTCTTAAAAAAGGAAATTAGAAATTATGTGGAAGGCAAACCACTTCATCACTATTTATTCCAAAGCAGAAATGGAAAGAATCAACCTATCGCTAGAAATACAGCTTATCTAATTATTAAGCTTGCAGCAGAAGAATTAGGAATTGATAATGTTGGAACGCATACAATGAGGAAAACGTTTGGATATCATTATTATAAGAAAACAAAAGATATTGCTACATTGATGGTTTTATTTAATCATGCAAGTCCAGCAATAACTTTGAGATATATTGGAATTAGACAAGATCAACAGGACAAAGCAATGTCAAGCTTTGGATTATAAAGTGAATTGAACATATTGAGAAAACTGTCAGTTCATTTTATAGAAGTTTTAAAACAGTTGATTTAACAATAAAAATTATAAAACAGTGAATTGAACAGAATGTAAGATATGTTCAGTTCAAAGGGAATTATTCCGGACAGGAGGGAAGAACTTGGCTAGAAAAACTTTAGGAACAAAGCGCTGGAAAAATTTTCGAATCAGCATTATGGTTCGAGATAAGTTTCTTTGCCAAGAGTCTTTGAGATACGGAAAGAAAGTTGCGGCAGTTATGGTGCATCACATCTATCCTGTAAGTGAGTATCCTGAATTAGAGTTTGTCAGTTGGAATTGTATCTCATTATCGAACCACGAACACAACAAGATGCATAACCGTGTGAATGATTTGATAACAAGAAAAGGAAAAATTTGGCAAGCGAAAAGAAAAAAAGAATTTGAAAAATTTTATTCGTCAAAAAAATTTTTTTAAAAAAATTTTTATCCCCGCCACCTCGAAAAAAATTTTTGAGTGCCTGGGAGACCGAGGAGAGGGAGGTTTTTCCAACCACGGGGTAATTTTAGTAAAAGGGGATAAAATCTAAGCGATTTTGAGAAAGGAGGTAAGTTTTTGGCAAGACCGATTACAGCAAATTACATTCGAAAAGCAACCGTTAAGAACATGAAGTCGTTGGGAACGTATCGCAAAGAGTTCGACCACTTGATAAACATCTACGCAAACATGCTTTATCAATATATTTTGTACGAGGAAGAGCATGCAGCTAATGATTATAAAGTTGCGGATATCTATGTTAATAAAGCTGGAGCAGAAAACTTAAGAAAACTACCTCTCATAAACGTAATGGAGACCTTGAGAAAAGATATCCTGTCATATTCTGACAAGCTAATGTTGAATCCTAAAGCGTTAGGAGAAGTGATAGCACAGGATACAGGCGGAACAATCCTAGACATTATGAATAGGCTAGGTGGTATGAAATGAATGAGTATGTAAAACGAGCAATTAAGTATGCTACTGGTATCATTCATGGAAATACTCCAGCCTGTGAAGAGAAAGTGCTAGAAGCTAAGCGTTTTATGAGAGATATAGACAATCCTGCCTACTACTTGAATGAGCCAGTAATTAATATGGCAGTGAAGTTTATTGAAAATGTGATTGTCCATTACCAAGGCGAAAATGTAGAGGCAGTGAGTTTAAGAGATACACCACTTAAATTGCAAGAGTGGCAGATAGTTATTGTCGTCAATCTGTTTGGCTTTTACAAAACTGGAACGATTGAGACACGGTTTAAAGAAACTTTGATTTTCATTCCTCGTAAACAAGGAAAAACAGCGTTCACTGCTGGACTTGCTTTGTGTAAGTCGTTGTTAGAAATGAAGAGTGCTTCAAAATGCTACATTGTTGCAACAAGTGTGCAGCAAGCGTTGGAAGCATTTGGCTTTATTCAGTACAACGTGGAGCGTTGGAAAGATAAGAACATTAGAATCAAAAACAATAATTCAGAACATTCGATTACTGGGAATTTTGGTAACGAAGGTTCTTTTTTTGTACGTGCTTTAGCGAATGATGAAACTCGACTAGATGCATTGAATGGTAACTTCATTATTCTTGATGAAGCTCACACCATGAGAAATTCTAAGAAATACGGATTGATGAAAAAGACCATGACAGCTTATAGAAATAAGCTGCTATTCATTATTAGTACGGCAGGCGATATTCCCAATGGATTTCTTGCTAACAGAATAAAGTACTGCAGAAAGGTACTTGAACAGAGTATTGAGAATGAAGAATTGTTTATTTTTATTTGCAAAGCTAATCAGGATAAAGAAGGAATGCCTATCGACTATATGGATGACAAAACATTGATGATGGCTAATCCATCCTGTGGAGTTACTGTAACGCTTCAAGAGTTACGAGCAGAAGCAGAAATGGCTATGAACGATCCACAGACTAGAATGGAATTCTTCAATAAGACACTGAACATCTTCACTAACTCCATGAATGCATACTTCAATGTAGATGAGTTCATTTCGAGTGACGAAAACTTTGATTGGACATTAGAAGAGTTAGCTAAGTTGCCTATTAAATGGTATGGCGGTGCTGACTTGTCCAAACTGCACGACTTAACGGCAGCTGCACTAGTTGGGCAATACAAAATGGAAGATAGAACGATTGATATCATTATTCCACACGCATTCTTTCCAGTTGCAGCAGCTCATAAGAAAGCTAATGATGATGGAATTCCGTTGTTTGGTTGGAAAGAAGATGGCTGGTTGACGATGAGTAACACTACTACCGTATTGTATGACGACATCGTTAAGTGGTTTATCAAAATGAGAAACATGGGATTCAAGATTTCCAGAGTTGGCTTTGATAAGAAGTTTGGACGAGAGTTCTTCTTGAAGATGAAGAAGAATAAGTTCTCAATGAAAGACCAACCACAATACTTCTGGAAAAAGTCGGAAGGCTTTAGACACATTGAAGTGAAAGCTAAAAATAAAGAATTGTACTACTTGCACTCTGAAGCATTTGAATACTGTGTAGGAAACGTTCGAGCCATTGAAAAAACGGACGACATGATCCAGTACGAGAAAGTGGACGGCGATGGCGGTACTCAACGTATTGATATTTTTGATGCAGCAGTATTCGCTACTGTGCAAATGTTAGAAGAGAATGGTGGATTTTCTGAAACTGCAAAACAATTCTTTGATTTGAAAGGAGATTAAGATGGGGTTATTAGATATGTTTAAAAAGCGTTCTGCTAATTCAGCTATCAAATTCCTTGATTCATCACAACAATTTGAATCACTGATTGCTGAAGACTCGTACATTCCATTAAATAAGCATCCAGATATTTTGATTGCTGTTGATAAGATAGCAGACTTGGTATCAAACATGACTATTCATTTAATGGAGAATACAGAACAAGGCGATATTCGTATACGAGATGAATTAGCTAGAAAGATTGATATCGAGCCGTGCAAGTACATGACTCGAAAAACTTGGCTGTACAAGATTGTAAAAGATTTGTTACTGGACGGTGACGGAAATTCTGTTATTCATGTAGGAACACTTGGAGATACTGGATTGATAGGAGAGTTAACTCCATTCCCAATGACAAGCGTTCAATTCATTGATGATGATGATGGCTATCATATTGAATACAACAATATGAAGTATCAATCGGATGAAGTCATTCACTTCGTGATTAATCCTAATCCATTGAGACCGTACATAGGTACTGGATATAGAGTTGCGTTAAGAGAGATTGCTAAGAATTTGAATCAAGCAACTCAAACAAAAAGCAACTTCATGAGAAGTAAGAACGTACCTTCTTTAGTTGTTAAGGTTCATGCTGATGTAGGGGAACTTGCTGACAAAGAAGGACGAAAGGAAATCATGAAACAATATCTTGAAACTTCACGAGCTGGAGAGCCTTGGGTTATTCCTGCAGATATGATGGAGGTTGTCCAAGTTAAGCCGTTGTCATTACAAGACATCGCAATTAACGAATCAGTAGAAATTGATAAGAAAACTGTAGCAGGACTCATTGGAGTGCCTGCTTTTTTCTTGGGTGTCGGAGAGTTTAACAAAGATGAATATAACAATTTTATCAACACAAGAATCTTATCAATAGCTCAAGTAATCTCCCAGACACTCACAAGAGATTTACTAATTAGTCCATCTAGATACTTCAAGTTGAATCCACGTTCACTCTATTCGTACAACATTACGGAATTAGTGAGTGCTGGTAGTCAGATGGTGCAACTAGCTGCATTAAGAAGAAATGAGTTAAGGGACTGGATTGGATTAGCTCCTGATCCAGACATGCAAGACATCATTGTATTAGAAAATTATCTGAATCAAGACGATTTAGGAAATCAAAAAAAATTGAAAGGTGGTGAGAATGATGAATCTAACTAAACGTGAATCGTATCTTACTACTCAATTTGAAACGAGAGAAGAAGCTGAAGAACAAAAATTAATTATCGAAGGCTACTTCATTAAATACGATGTAGAAACTGAAATCTGGGAAGGTTGTTTCGAGAAGATTAAGAGAAGTGCTGTTGAAAATGCTATTAAGAATGCAGATGTTCGAGTGCTTTTCAACCATGACACTTCACTAGTTTTAGGAAGAACTGGAAACGGAACTGCAAGCTTACGTTCGGATGAAGTAGGCTTATTTGCCGTTGTAGAAATCAATCCAAATGATCCTACAGCAGTTGGAATTTACGAACGTATTAAACGTGGAGATATTACTGGATGTAGCTTTGGATTCTTTATCAAAGACAGTGAAGAGAGTGTACGTTCTGATGGCACTTATCTATCAACTATCACTGAAATGGAATTACTAGAGATTAGTCCTTGTACATTCCCAGCCTATCCACAAACAGAAATCGCAGCAAGACAGAAAGCTTTTCAAAATTACAAAGAACGTTCTTTAGAACAAAAGAAACGAGAATTAAAGGAGAAATTGAAATATGAAAAATAAATTAGTTTTATTACAAGCCAAATTAAATATGCGAGAAAAATCTTTAAATGTTTTAAACACTGAACTTGAAGCACTTCAAAAACGTAGTGATGAAGTTGTTGAATCAATTGATGCAGTTGAAAACGAAGAAGATTTAAACGCTATCGAAGCTGAATCGAATGCTATTCAAGCTGAAATCGATGAAAAAGAAGCTTCTAAGAAAGCTTTAGAAACTGAAATTGATGAATTAAAAACTCAATTACAAGAACATAACGAAAAGAAA